TGCGCTCGCGGATCGTCTCGGCAAGTTCGCTCACGAAGTCCTCCAGATGCCAGCTCACGAGATGAACGGCTGGATCGCCTACCTAAACCACCAGCAGCGAACCCAACACCGCAATGGCTAGCGCAACATTCACGCTCAGGGCCGTCGACGCGACGCGGGCTGCGTTCGCCTCGGTGCAAAATTCGCTGACTCGGCTGGAGAACCAGACGAAGGGCATCGCGAAGATCACGAAGCTCGCGTTTGGCGGCGAGGCGGTGCTTGGCACGCTCAATATGATGAAGCAGCGACTGGATAAAGTCGCTATGGCTGGCGAGGAGATGGGGTTCGACGACGAGCAGATCGCGAGCGCCATCAGGATGGAGCAGGCCGTCGAGGGCATCCTCAATTTCCTGACCAAGATACCAATCGCGCTGGCTCAAGTCGGCATCGACATCGGCAGCGTCTTCGACCCAGGAAAAGTCAAGGCGACCGGAGACATCATTCGCCAGTTCAAGTTCGAGCGATCCAAGAAGGAGATTGAGTCGATCACCGAGGAGACGCGGAGGCTCCAAGTCGAGATGTCGCGGATGAATATGACCGAGCAGGAGCTCGCGGACACGCTCCTGCAAGATGCTGCCAAGGGGTTTGAGGAGGCGGTAAAAGCTTTTGAGCGTGAGCCGGAAAAAGGCTTCCGACTGCAAAAGGACGCGCTCGCAATTCTGGCGCAGCGCGAGCAGCTGCTGAAACAGATAGCTAAAGCAGAGGAGCAGGCGAACGAGAAGCTCGATGCTGCGCGAGACAGCCGTCGACAAGCGGAGCGAGAACTGGAGGGAGTCGGAAAGAAGGCGCTGACGACCGAGCAGGAGCTTAATCTGCTCTACCGGGACCAAGCTTCGCTGGTTCGATTCATCAATTCGCTGAAGGGCAACGGAGTCGAGGTTCTCAAGCTTGAGACCGATGCAGAGAACAAGCTGAAGGACGTGATTGAGAAGATCGTCGCACTAGAGCAGGAGCGCCGCGCCTTTGGAATGGATTTCGGCGCAACCATCGCTCAGTCATTTGAGGACGCCATTCTCTCCGGCACCAAGCTGCGCGAGGTTCTGCGCGCACTCGGCCAGGATCTGTTGCGGCTGATCTTCCGCGAGCAAGTGACCAAGCCGATGGCGAGCGGCCTCGGGAACTTCTTCGCGGATCTCTTTACCGGCCGCGCATCTGGCGGACCCGTCACCGGAGGCACGCCATATCTCGTCGGCGAAAAGGGGCCGGAGCTCTTTATGCCGGCCTCGTCCGGCAGCATCGTGCCGAACAATCGCCTTGGCTCGAGCGGAGGCGGATCGACTGGCGTGACGATCAATTATCACATCGCCGCTGGCGTCACTCGCGCCGAGCTCGTGCCGATCCTTGAGACCGAGCGCAAGCGCCTCAAGGCCGAAATCCCAGATATGGTGCGCCGCGGTGGCGCTTATCGCGCAGCGTTCGCCTAAGCTATGGCAATTTCCTACCCACTCACGCCGCCGTCGCCGTTCCGCATCTCGAAGCTGACGCTCTCGGGAATGAGCGCGACCTCGCGCAACGTCTCGCCGTTCACGTTCCAGACGCAGCAATACAATTGGCCCGGGCAGGCGTGGATGGGCTCGGTCGAGTGCCCGCCGATGACGCGCGCGGCGGCCGAGGAGGTGATCGGGTTCCTGCTGGCAGCGCAGCGCGGCACGTTCTACTTCCAGGACTACGCAAACACCTCAGCGCGGGGCAACGTGACCGGCACGCTGACCGTCAGCAGCGCGACCGCCAACACCTCGACTCTCGGCATCTCCGGCGCGACCGGAACATTCGCGGTCGGAGACTGGCTCCAGATCGGCACGTCGCTCTACAAGGTCGTCCAGGTCAACTCCTCCAGCAGCGTCGACCTCTTCCCGGTTCTGCGCTCCAGCTACACAGGCGGCACGTCGATCACCTACTCCAACGCAAAGGGCGTTTTCCGGCTGGCCGAGTCGCGCACCGAGTGGTCGATTGAGCTCGCGAGCATCTACGGCATCACCTTCTCCATCGCGGAGGACGTCGCGCAATGAGCATCACAACCGCAGGCCGCACGCTCTCGGCCGATATGGTGACAGAGGTGACGACGGTGCAGCTGGCGCCGGTCATCCTCGTCTCGCTTAGTTTCCCTTCCGCTTACACGCGCCTATGGACCGGCTACGGGACGATCACTTACGGCGGCGCGCCATATCTCGGCATCGGAACCCTCGGCACCATTTCCCCGATTGAGGAGACAACCGACCTCGCGGCCCGCGGCATCTCGATGCGGCTCTCTGGCGTGCCCACCGCAAACATCGCGCTTGCGTTGACCGAGGATTACCAGGGCCGAGAGTGCACGGTGCTCTTCGGCGCTCTCTCGACCACAGCCGGAACGCTAATCTCTTCGCCGGTGACCGTGTTCCAAGGGCGGATGGACGTGATGCAGATCTCGGACAACGGCCAGTCCGCCGATATCACGATGACGGCCGAGAATCGGCTGGTTGATTTCAAGCGGCCGCGCGAGGTGAGGTACACGCACGAGGAGCAGGCGACTTTGTTCCCCGGCGATCTCGGTCTGGAGTTCGTCACCGCGATCCAAGAAAAGTCGATTTACTGGGGCAACCCGAACCAGGCCCAGCAAACGGATTGGAACGCTGGCGATAAGACAATCCCCGCAGAGTACGAATGAAAGCCGCCGACATTCCCGCGGAGCTTGTGCGCTTCATCGAGGAGCGGCGCGGCCAGCCCTTCGCGTGGGGCGCGAATGATTGCTGCCTCTTCGCGGCGGACTGGGTCGCGCGGGCAACGGGCCGAGATCCCGCGGCGCACTACCGCGGCACCTACTCGAGCGGAATCGGCGCCCAGCGCATCATCGACAAGGCCGGCGGGATTCTGGAGTTGGCGCGCGAGCTTGGGCTCGAGCCGACGCAGATCGGCCTCGCTCGCCGCGGCGACGTGATCGCCCGCGAAGTGGGCAACGGCATCGGGTTGGGCGTTTGCGTGGGCAACGCTGCCGCCTTCGTTGGCCGCGATGGGCTGGGGTTCCTCGACCTCAACGGTGCCGTCTGCTGGCGCCTCTAATTATGCCGCAACTCGGAGCTTATCTCTACCAACTCTACGTCGCATACGCGGCGCAGATTGCATCTGCGGTGGTCAAGTTCGTTGCTTACGCCGCAGCATCAATGGCGGTTAGTAAGCTTCTCCAAAAAAAGCCTCCTGGTTTTGGAGATCCGTCGCTGTCAGATCGGACGCAGATGATACGGTCGCCGACGTCGGCACGTGCGATAGTCTACGGCCAGACGCGCACATCGGGGACGCTGGTTTACATCTCAACAACCGGAACGGATAACGAGTATTTGCACCTCGTGCTCGCGATTGCAGGCCACGAGGTCGAGGAAATCGGCGACGTTTACTTCAACGAAGACCTCGCGCTTACGGGCGCGGGCAGCGCTGCCCAGGGCCGCTTTACGGGCTACGCCGAGATCTACAAGAAGCTTGGCAGCGACACGCAGACCGTCGAGACGAACCTTGAGGCCGCGACCTCGGGCCTAACTGATGGCAAGTGGACGAGCAACCATCGGCTCCGCGGCATCGCGTACATTTACGTGCGGCTCGTCTGGAGCCAGGAGGTCTGGACTGGCGGCATCCCGAACATCTCGGCAATCGTCAAGGGCAAGAAGGTCTACGATCCGCGCACGGCGACGACGGCTTATTCGGCCAACGCTGCGCTCTGCCTGCGGGACTACTTGACCAGTTCGCTGGGTATGGCGATGGACGCAGCCGAGATCGACGACACGGCGGTCAGCGCCGCGGCGAATATCTGCGACGAGCAAGTCGAGATCAAGCCGATCACCACGCCGGCCACCTACGAGAACCGCTACGAGGCAAACGGAGTGCTCTACACGAGCGCCTCGCCCGACGAGAACATCGGAAAGCTGATCTCCGCGATGGGCGGACTGATCGCCTACTCGGGCGGCAAGGTGATTGTCTACGCGGGCGGCTATCGGATTCCGACGGTCACGCTAACCGAGAAACACTTTGCCGGTCCGATGATGGTGCAGACCAAGACGTCGGCTCGCGACCGAGTAAACGCAGTAAAGGGCGTCTACGTCTCGCCGCAGAATGACTGGCAGGCGTCCGACTTCCCTCAAATCACGTCGACGACCTACGTCACCAAGGACGCGGGCATCCGATACTGGCGCGACGTGGCGCTGCCGTTCACGACCTCGCCCGCCTGCGCCCAGCGGCTGGCAGTGATTGAGCTGCGCCGCGCCCGCGAGGAGATTACGATGACCGCGCGATTCCGCCTCGAGGCGATGCAAGTGCGGGCTGGTGATACGGTGATGATCACCAACGCGAAGATGGGCTGGAGCCAGAAGGTCTTCGAGGTCATCGAGTGGAACTTCGCGAGCGACGGGGATCCCCCGCAGCCGGCAATTGATATGACGCTGCGCGAGACGGCGTCGACGGTCTACGACTGGACGGTTTCGGACGAGATCTATGTCGACGATGCGCCGAACACGACGCTGCCGAATCCATTCACACTTTCTGCGCCGACGAATCTCACGCTGACCGCGGACGGCACGACGCAGCAGATCCAGGCGGACGGCACCGCGCTCCCTCGCATCCTCGTCTCGTGGTCTGCGCCGGCGGAAGAGTTTATCCAGGCCGGCGGCAATGTCGGCATCGAATACAAGGAGAGCACGTCAACGACCTATCTTACGTGGAACACAATCCCCGGCGATCAGACGAGGGACTACATCTCGAGCGACGTTAAGATCGGACTGACGTACAACGTCCGCATCTTCGGCGAGAGCTTCTTCAAGGTCTCGACCTCCTACGTGACCGCCACGGTCAACGTGCAGAAGGACACGGTGGCGCCCAGCATCCCGACGAACCTCGTCGCGACCATCGGCACGGGCTCCGCGGTGGGCCTCGACTGGGATGATTCGACCGCGCCCGACTTCTCCGAGTACGGCATCTACCGCAACACGACCGGCGTGACTCCGGCCGACGCGAACACGAACAAGATCGCCGAGGTCGATGCCTCGCGCTTCGTCGATGTCGACGTCGCGGTCGGGACGACGTATTATTACTGGGTCAACGCCTACGATGCGCTCGAGAACGTGTCCGGCTTCGCGACCCGCGTGCAAGCGACGCCAGTCGCGATCACCGCCGGCGCCGTCTCCAACGTCGCACCGTCCACGCCGAACGCTCCGACCTATGCAAGCGAGACAACCTACCTCGCGACAGACGGCACGGCTCTGGCCCGCATCACAGTCACGGCGCCGGCGATGCCGACCGGCGGGGCGCTGCTTCAGATCCTCTACCGGCGCAGCGGAGCGAGCGAATACGTGGTTGCGAACGTGCTCTCGTCTGGTTCGATTGCGGCGTCTATTGATGACCTTGCTCCTGGCGTCGCGTATGAGTTCGCGGCCCGAGCGATCTCATTCTCGAACACGCCCAGCGCGATCTCGGCTACGCTCTCCCGCACGGCTCCGAATTACTCGGGCACGGTGACGACGCCGACCGGTGGCACGATCACGAGCGACGGCGTAAAGCCGAAGTATTTCCCCGGCACAACGTCCTTCGTTTTTGGAACTCGGGTTGGCTGGGCTGCTAACACTCAATCCGACTTTGCGTATTACGAGGTCAAGGCAACGACGACGGATTCTGATGGGGCCACGAACTACAGTTGGACGCCTCTCGACGGCGCCAACTTTTTCGTCACGACTCGCGCGACCGAGTGCTTTCTCTACAGCGCAACCCTAGTGGCCGGCTATGTTCGCGTTCGCGCAGTCAATCGCACGGGCACCGCATCCGCCTGGGCCTCGCTTGGCAACGCCAACGCCGTAGGCAATGCCTCCATTGGCACCGGCGACATCTCCAAGTATGACGACTCCGACGTCACGACGACCGGCATCAAGACCGGCGGCGGAAGCAGCACGCGACAGATCAACGTCGTCTTCTCGGACTCGGTCGTCGCCACGCTGGCCGGAGGCGCTACCACCGAGAGCTTCAACGTGTCGCTGACCAACCGCGGCTTCGGGGCCAAGCCCGACATCGGCACCGCGCAATGCGCTTCAGACGCGAACCTCGTCGCGGCCTACGACTTCGACGCGGCGGGCAACTCGAGCACTAACGCCGTGGTGCGCGTGACCACGCTCGACGGGACCAACGTGCCAGCCGGCAACGCGCGCTTCTCGGTCGAGTTCACCGAATACACCTGACGACTATGGCTCTCCAGAAAACCTTCACCCTGCCGAGCGGCATCTCGGGCAACTACATCCGCCTCGTCGCGCACCGCTGGGACCGCGCCTCGCGGGAGTCGTCTGCGCTGTTCGCGCTCTACGTGGACGCGGCCGCGGCTCAGTCAGGCAAGGCTCCGCTGACGCCGTGGATCGCGAAGCTCTGGCTGCGCGGCGACAAGTTCGACCAGTATCTGAGCAACGCGGAGCTCTCGACTCCAGGCATCCTCGCGCAGCTTTACGTGGCCGCGAAGGCGGAGCCGCTGTCGTGCGACTTCGGCAGCGATGCGCTCGCGGACGCCGTCGACGTCTGACTGTCAGATTCCGCCGGACAGAATTTTGAGAAAAAGATTTGACCGCGGCGGGCGCGTCTGCATTGTCGGTGGTGTCGGAGGCAATCACGCCCCGGCGCAACAACGACAAATGACCACAAAGACCAGCACGCCAATCGCACGCTTCACCTCGGAGTGTCTTTCCAAGCACTTTGCCGAAGTCACGTTTTTCTCGGACCAGAAGATCGGCATTGAGTTGATCGCCCTCAATGGCGACACGATCAGCAACACGATCGTGCAGCAGGACAAGGAGACCTTCGACTTTGCGCTGGCCGCGTACTGCGCGCACCCGTCTTTCACCGCTGTGAATGTGGAGGTGACGCCGTGAAGCGCATCCTTGCGCTCCTCGCGCTGGCCTCTGCCAGCCACGCCGCGCCGCCGGAAAGCTTCTGGCGAGCGCTTCATCAAGTCGAGACCAGCGGCCGCCACGGCGCGATCCTCGGCGACAACGGCCGCAGCCTCGGACCGCTCCAGATCAGCCGCGCGTATCACGCCGACTCGCGGGTCGCCGGATCCTACGAGCAGGTGACCGACCTCGCCTACGCGCGCCGCGTCGCGACCGCCTACCTCAAGCGTTACGCGCCGGCTGCGTGGGAAGCTGGCGACGTGGCGACGCTGGCGCGGATACACAATGGCGGTCCTACTGGACACCGCAAGGCGGCGACGCTGGGCTACGCCGACAAGGTGCGGAGGGCCAGCCGATGAACCGTGCGACCAAGGCGCTGTTTGCGTCGGGGATCGCCTACTCGCACTACGCGCTCGGCAAGGCAGTAGTTTTTCGCGATCAATCCAAGCGGCAGCATAGCTCGCTCAATAAGCGGCTCCTGCGCCAGTCGATGCGCGATCAGGCTCTCGCTTACGCACGGGAGGTACGCTGGCTCCGCTATGCAAAATAACTTCAACCGCACTCAGCCAATAAAGAACCTGACCGGCGGCGGACACTCCGCGGCGCGCTACACCGGGACGCACGGGCACGTCGAACGCTCGGCTTACTACTGCTTCATCCCCGGCGAGGGCTGGGTCTCGTGGCGGGAGATCTACGATCAGTTCGACGCGGCCTTCCGCGACTGGCAGATGCGCCAGGCTTTAGGACTTAGGAAAATCAAAACACAATGACCGACCAACTAGGACAAGAGATCATCGCCGAGCTTCGCGCCATCCGCGCGCTGCTCGCCAACAAGCCAGCGGCTCCGGCCGCAGCTTTCGCGCCGGCTCCGGCTGGTGCGCCGAAGGACATCCCTCAGCCCAGCGAGCTCGTCTCCGACCCAGGCTCGGTCGAGGTGCACTTCGGCAAGAACAAGGGCACGGCGCTCCGCTCGCTCGGCGCCAAGTCGGTGGAGTGGTACGCCCAGGAGCCGGAGCCGCGCATCGGCAACAACGGCAAGCCGTTCCCGCCGCGGGCCGAGGACGTGCGCCTCCGCAACGCCGCGCGCCAGATCGTCCACGGCAACCGCGGCACGCTCGCCGCCGGCAGCAAGGTCACGCTCGTCACCGAGACGCTGACCGAGGAAGTGCCGTTCTAAACTTAAAGCCCGGCCGAGACTTCCCGACCGGGCTCAACCCAGAAGCAAAACAACAACACAGACCAGACAATGAACGCAGAGACCGTCAAAGAAGATACGCAGATCACCGCCGCTCCAGCGGCCAAACTCAGCAAGGCGCCGGTCACCTTCGGCGCCCAGGGCGTGCAGCTTGCCTCGCTGGAGGACGCCTACCGATTCGCAAACGCCATCGTCGCCTCGGGCTTTGCGCCTAAAGGGATGGAGAAACCCGAGTCGGTCCTCGTCGCGATCCAGCTTGGCGCCGAGCTCGGGCTTACGCCGATGGCTGCCTTGCAAAATACCGCGGTCATCAACGGCCGGCCCGCAATCTACGGCGACGCCGCACTCGCGCTGGTCCGCGCTTCGGGCCTGCTGACCTCTTACAAGGAGGAAGAGATCGGCGAGCCCAACACGGACGCGCACGGCTACCGCGTGACCGCGGCCCGCGGCGATGCCTCCACCGTCGAAACCTTCACGGTCGCTGACGCCAAGCGGGCGAAGCTCTGGGCGAAGTCGGGACCGTGGACCGACTACCCAAAGCGGATGCTTCGCTTTCGCGCCCGCGGCTACGTCCTGCGCGATCTCTTCGGCGACGTGCTCAAGGGGCTCCGCACCGTTGAGGAGGCGCGAGACATCCCAGCCGAGCCGGTCAACGTCACGCCGCGCGGCCTCGGCGATAACCTCTAAGCACTATCCAAAATGGAAACCACACACGAAATCAAGAAGGCCGCGGTCATCGCTGCGGCTAGCGAACAGGTCCGAGCCTTGCTCGAGACTCACTACGACGCGATGCGTAAGGCGGCGGAGGAGTCCTTCGTCGACGACGACACGCAGGCCGAGCCGAAGGCGAAGGCGTCCTTCACCATCGAGTGGGACGCGCTGGCGATGGCGCCCACCGTGACAGTCAAGGTCGGCTGGTCGGTGCGCTTCAAGGACGAGAGCGAAGCCGTCGTCGACCCGCTCCAGGCCAAGCTCGACATCGGAGGTGCTCAATGAACGCCGCGATTCGAGGCGAGCCGTCGGAGGTCTATCACGCGACGGACGCGATCTCGCATAGCAAGCTCGAGGTCTTCCGCCGCCGGCCGGCGCTCTACCACCGCAAGTACGTGCTCAAGGCCGTGCCCGATGCGGACTCCTCCGCGTTCGCCATCGGCCGCGCGACGCACGCCGCGGTGCTCGAGCCGCAGACCTACGGCACGCTCTACACTCGCCGGCCAGAAGGCATCGATCGGCGGACGAAGGAGGGCAAGGCGGCGTGGGAACAGTTCGCCCAGGCTAACGCTGGCAAGACGATCCTCGATGGCGAGGACTTCGCGCTGGTCGAGCAGATGCTCGAGGCGGTGATGGCGCATCCTGCGGCCTCGGAGCTCTTCGACGCCGGCGAGCCTGAGCTCGTCTGGCGCAAGCAGTTCGCGACGCTGAACGTGCAGGCTCGGACGGACTGGTTCAACGCCGAAGGCTGCGCGCTTTGCCCGCGGCCCTACGTCGTGGACTTGAAGACGGTCGAGAGCTTGGACGACGGAGCCTTCCGCAACTTCGAGAAGGCGTTCGTCAACCTCGGCTACCATCGGCAAGCGGGCTTCTACCTTCCGCTCTTGTACGACTGCGGCATCGCCTGCACCGACTTCTTTTTCGTGGCCGTCGAGAAGTGCGAGCCATACGGCGTGGCGGTCTACAAGGTCTCGAACGCCGCGCTGCAACGCGGCCAGGAGGAAACGCTCTCCGACCTTGTGCGGCTCAAGGGCTGCATCGAGGCGAACCGCTGGCCCAATATGCCAGACTACGTGCAGGAGATCGACCTACCCGAGTGGTACAAAGGAGGCGCGCGATGACGCTCAACACCCTAGCTTGGCTAACGGTGCTCCTGATCGCCGTCGTCGCTTACGCGCTGCTCACCGCCCAGGATCACCGCGGAGGTGACGAGTGAGCGCGCTTGAGATCTTTGCGCTCGGCGCGATAATGCTCTGCTCCGGCATCTCGCTGGGCTTCCTCTGGGGGCTACGCCAGGGCGAGCGCCTCGGCCGCGACCGCGAGTGGATGGATAGTTTCTTTCGCTCGATCAAGCGCGACCGCGAACGCCGCGACAAGGCGGGGAGGTTCAAGAAACGATGAGCGCCCGACCCAATCCAAAGTCCGAGGTGATCGACGAGATGGTCGCGCGCTTCGCGCCGTTCAAGGAAATCTTGGCCGCGGTTCGGATGCAGCAGGCCGCCGTTCGTCAGCGGATCTACAACAAGGGCTACCGCCGCGAATACATCACGCACGAAGAGCGCGCGCACTTGCTGCGTCGGAGGGGGCTAAAGCCGTGAGCAAGCCAACCATCGCCGATCTCCCCGAGCGCTACCGCCTCCAGATCGCGCGGCAGCTGGCGCAGGCCAAGCGGCCGAAGACGATTGCGCGCGAGCCGGACCCTGCGCCTGAGCCCAAGGTCAAGCGGGCCTTCGACCGCGAGGAGGTTTTCCTGCGCGCGCTAGAGGTGCGCGGCCTGCGGCGGCCCGAGCGCGAGTGGAAGTTCGAGGCGAAGAGGCGCTGGCGCTTCGATTACGCCTGGCCGGAAAGGATGGTCGCGCTCGAAGTTGAGGGAGGCGTCTGGACCGGAGGCCGGCACACGCGCGGCGCGGGCTTTGTGCGCGATATGGAGAAATACAACCGCGCGGCCGTCCTCGGCTGGCGCTTGCTTCGCGTCACGCCGGACAAGCTGGTTTCGGCCGGCACCTTCGAGATGCTCAGACAGATTTTTTGTTTGAGGGATCAGCAACCTCAAGCAAGCTGAGGACAAAGCGGCGAGGTGAGACTCGTACCGTATGTCAGCAAACATCACATTTCCCCGGCCGTC